GTAGCACTCATAATATTTTCCAAAATGTTTGATGAAATACAAGTAAAGGTTTATTATTAATTTTCTCCATATACTCAGCAATAAATGTACCTTTTCCACCTAATATATCACCTGCCATCCAGCAATCATCAACACCAACCAAAGAACCAGGTTTTAATGATGGTAATATTGTTGTAAATTCGTATAGGTGATGTAATGCACTAGTTAGAAGTTTATCTGGATCATTTTTAGGAGCATCAAAACTATCAAGATATAAAAAATCAATTTTTTGATTCTTTGATTGCAACCATTTATTGAGTTCTTTTAGATATAGAATACTATCACCAAGACTAACTGAACTGTTTTCATTAATCATTTTACTGCGACAATATTCAACACTATCTTTTGAAATATCTACCGTGAAGAATTGTCCACCATATTCTTTGTTGTATTGGTCAAAAAGCAAACTACTTTGGCCATCGCCAGCATAATTATTTTCTTGTCTGGCACAACCAGTTTCTACTATTAATGGATTTTCTATTGTTTTAAGATATTCAAAAATATAATCAAACCCACGTTGTCTGAGTGGACCAATTTTGTTCCTCACATCATTATAAAATTTCATAATTATCCTCTAGTCAGTTTCAATATATTTTCTATTTGTTTCTCTATTACTGGTTTGCGGTTAGGCCAATATATATATTCTTTGTCTCCAGTAGAATGTAGTTTGGTGAGAAATGGTATAATCATCTTCTCCAATTCCAATAGTTGACTTCTGTAATTGCTAGCAGTTAATGAAGATGCTTCATATTCTGCATCTTTGGCTGCATTGGTAATAACCGCTTTATATTCTTCCTCAGATACAGCAGAAAAACCAAAGTCATCAACGCCATCAAACTCTTTGGATAGTTTATCAAAATCTATTAGTGCCATTATTTTGCAATCACATATTTAGATGAATTGTCCGACCTTGCAGTAGCATATGTGTATAGAGCTCGTACAAACAAATTTGCCTTTTTACTATCTTTATTCAACCAATCAATTAGTGGTGGATTAACAACATTCGTAACATAAGCACTAATTATTTCTCTTTTCTCATCATATTTTGATCTATCTCTATCTTTTAATTCTCTATCCAAATATTTCTTTTTTTCTTTGAATAACTCATTAGCATCAGAGTAAATAGTATACCATTTGGTGCCAAAACTAGGTTCAACGATATTCAATATATCTCGAATAAGACCAGCAGATAAACTACCTTCAAAAGCTGTTGAAACTTTCAACTGTACGACACCTTTATAACCTTCATTTGATGGATCATGTCTTAGTTGACAAAATACACTTTTATCTTTTGCCATATACATTATCAATGTTCTGGCATAATCATTTATGTTATCTTTTTTATCATTAAATGTTCTCCAGGAATTTATACCACCATATTCAAGTTTAGCAATTTGTTTTTTTTCCATCGGCCTATCGAAATTGACCTTTTTAATAGTGACTTCATTTGGTTGTTTTTTTAACGATAAAGGTAATAAAATTCCTTCTGAAATTAGTCTACCAACAAAAGAATTTAATTTTGTATAATCTATTTGTTTTTCTTTAACCAAATCTTCAATTTCACCTTTTGCTTTTTCTGAAGCAAAATAAATGTCAGCTGTCGACCACTTATTAATATCTGAGAAAGGCTTCTCTATTTTACTATTGTGCTTGACCAATTCTTTTTGAAAGTCATTTGCTTTTTTAAACAACTTGATGAAATTTTCCATAACTTCTTTATCACCGTGTGCCCAAAAAACATCAGACCAATTACCCGATTTAACATAATTAAATTTGGTGCTAATGGTATCAATCTCTTTTATTAATTGCTTAGCAATTTGTAATGAAGAATGGTACCAAGCATTTTGTTCTTTTCCTTTTTTACCAACACCATATAGTAAATCTTCCACTTCTTTAAGTGTTGCTTTGCCAGATTTAACGTGGGTCTCAAACGCTTTCTCAATAGTTACCGATTTATACTTATTATTCCAAAACGTTTTAAAATCAAAATAAGAAGGATAAGTTTCCTTATTAAAAGTCTTATCTATATTTGATACACCATGTTTATTACCCAAAGCACAAAATAATGCTTGAGCCGATTCTTGTATATCTGTTGCTGTTGCCATTTTTACCTAATAATCTCTATGTGTTTTCCTGAAGTCCAAACTTCTAGTTCGGTACGCAATCTACCCTCAGATTTGAGAGTTTCGTACCTATTTATAGCTTTATTTTTCCACCATGCAACGATATTCTGTAGTTCGTGTTTATGGTAATTTTCTCCTGGTAAAAGTTTATCAGTCTTACAACCCATATACTCTACTGTATTTTTAAATCCATAATCGGAAACATAATATCTTTTCTTTTCTGTCAACCCTTTAGCGTTCTCAATCGTTAGCTGGAATGCCTCCCCTTCAGATGTTCCTTTTAAGGATGCTTTAGTCAAAGCAATAATCTTGGTAAAAGTCCTAAGTTTTCTAGAAGTGGTAGATTCATCACCACCTAATAAATCACCAACTTTATCTTCCACATAGTCTTTCAATTCAATATATCTTGGACCGTGCATCATTGGTACCATATCGGATTCTGTAAGACCTTTAAAACGAATGTAAGGTTTCATACCATCATACTGCGATACTTGTTTAGTTGAACCATACAAACTGGTTGTCTCAAACAAACAAAGATTCATACCATATTTCTTATTACAGATTTCTCTTACTGTATGACTGGTACAGATAGCAGATAGAAGTTTACCACCAAGATAATTAAAACCAAATGGTTGCGATGGTACAATTACGAATCCCATGATAGTAGACTCATTGAATCGTTTAGATGTATCAGGATTCTGAATCCAGACCTGTCCAAGCAATTCATTTCTTGGTTTCATATAGATTACTGGTGAGCCCAAACGAATGAATCCTAGAATCTTTCCTGTGTTCTTTTCTTTGACTGCCAGTTGAATGTTTCTTCCGACTGGTGCCTTATTGACATGAGAACTGGTAATGGCAAGTAATGTTTCCCATGTATCATTTGGTATCTCACATACTTCAATGTCCATATCATTTGGGTGCATGGAGAAATCTGAGAACAAATCATCTTCAGGTGGAAACAATGATGATGGAAGTTTAGCGACAGACTTCAACTTCTCATCTCTCATGTATTGTTCAATGTCACCAAAGTTGGCAAAGTAATCATTGAATGCCTTGGCACAATACAAGGCATCCTCTCTTAACAGATTCATATTCTAAATTTTTCTAATGCTTTGTTGGCCAAATCAAAATTATTAATAGGTGGTTCTTCATTAATAGAAACCATAGATACACTAAATCCTAAGTTGGACCTTGGATCATATTTCAGTATAACCTGATGTGTTTTTGGATTCCATTGGCCATGGAATTGAATATTTACATTTTTTATTTTATTGAGCATCATACTTTAAATCCTTCAAATTTCTTCTTAACTGTTTCACGATTACCAAATGTGTTTAATGGTTTATCGTGGCCTGCATCAGCAAGACCTGTTTGTGCTGATTGTTCAATATCAAATAATTTCATTTTAGAACGGTCAATACCAACAGTAAATCTCTTATAATATGTTGGGTCATTGTAACGATTCTTTAATTGTTTAACCATAATTTGTCCGAGTTCTTCTAGTTCTTCAGAAGAAATTAAAGCAAACATTAAGTCGGCGGTAGCAGGCAACCCGAACGATTCACTCGTATCTTCCAAACCAGGATCAGACGAAGTGAATCCGCTGCGGGTAGTTTGAGTCGCAGATACAATAGGAACATTATGTTCAACCGCAAGTCCCCTAAGTTCTTCTGCAATAGACTTGACGTAGGTGTAAGAGTTAATATTTGCACCAGCTTTAATACGAGAAGAACAACAGATATTAAGATAATCCACAAAGATAATATCAGGAACGAAAGACCTTTTGAGATTAAGTTCATTGAGTAAAGTCCTAAAGTGAGTTGTGGATGCTGAGGCTGTTGGATATTCTTTGATGATTAGTTTACCTGTGGTCTTTTCACGGACTCTAGCAACCTTCTTATCATACATATCTTTCGGTAATTCAATCAAATCATCCAATGTAACATTAAGGAGATTTGCATCAATACGTTCTGCAATTTTTTCTTCAGCCATTTCAAGTGTGATGTACAAGACATTCTTACCTTGTACCATAGCACCAGCGGCAACGTGACACATAAAAAGAGACTTACCAACACCAGTGCCAGCAAGAGCAATGTTAAGGGTCTTAGCAGGTAGTCCGCCTTTTGTAATCTTGTTAAAGTATTCCAAGTCAAAGGGGATTCGTTCTTCTTTTCTGTGATAGAATTCATATCGTTCATCAGAGTTCTCCAAATAGTCATGACCAACAGTTGTATCGAAACTTACCGCCAAGGCGTCCGAAAGTATCTTGGGAATCGAACCTTTCTCATTCTGCTTGTCTTTTCCGTCAAGTATAGAAATGGACCCCAATACTGCGTTGTAAATCGCTTTTTCTTGGCAAAACTTTTCGGTTTTGTCAACAAGCCATTGTATCT